ATCAAGTGGTGTAAAGACAGCAAGATGGTTCTTGGCGTCACCATTGACGATGTGATGGCGGAGTTTCACCGGTACAGCAAGGAAAAAAGTTTATATCCTGGTGGTCCCGAAAGATTCCCGTGGCGGCATCCGGTTATGTACTGGGTCGTATGTGACACCCGCCGTGCAATGTATCAGCGCCAGCTTAGCGAGATTGAGGTTGAGAAACACGCGCGCAGGCTGCTTGATGATTGGGCGAAAAAGGTGGCTTCCGGACAGCAGATACCCGATCCGGTGATCAGCATACAGGCAAAGCCAGAACCCATGAGTACGCCTCCGGACACAGGGAGAGACGTTTACCATCCACCAGGGCGAAGTTTCGGGTGTATGCCTAACGCCGCCACCCTGGGGGGAATAACACCGGCGCAGTGGCTGATGGAGGAATACAGGCGGGGAAAGGCGGCAGGATTTATCAAGTAATACCAGCGCGATAGCGCATTTTTTTACGCCCACATGATTACCTGATGGGTAATAAAATATTCTAGTATCTATTGATTTCATGTCTTATGTGGTTTTTAATTACCTAAGGGGTAAATCATGAGAAAACAGATACAGGCTCTTGGTCGGCTCAAAACAGGCCAGATGAACAAAACAGAATCTGCGTATTGCCAGCACCTTGAGCTGCGTAAACGTGCAGGGGAAATCGCATGGTATCGATTCGAGGGTATCAAGCTGCGGTTAGCTGACAACACGTTCTATACGCCAGATTTCGCTGTGATGCTCGCCACCGGAGAGATGGAACTGCACGAAGTGAAAGGTTTCTGGACCGACGACGCCAGGGTGAAAACCAAAGTCGCCGCAGATCAGTATCCGTTCCGAATCATCGGGGTAACGGTTAAACCAAAGAAAGCAGGTGGTGGCTGGAACATCGAAGAGTTCTGAATCGACGATCTTTTTAGTTATCAATGTAATCAATAAGTTATGTGGATAAGCGAGGGTAAAGATGGAAAGTATGGCTGAAGGTATGATCAAAGATTTAGTGGCATCAGGGCATGCGTTAGCTGACGACATGACAGGCGCACCATCCGTGCTTGTTCGCTGTTTGGCAGCGCAACTGGAAGTTCAGTTGGTGCGTGCTAATGAGCTGGCCGAAGACCACCAGAGAGCGATTGAGTCAATTAAGCAGGCTGATGCAGCTGTTAAGTTGGCACACGAGAAGTTTTCGGCGCTGGCAGCGGAGAATGCAAAGCTGAAGAAGTTCTGCAAAGACGCTGCATTCGATGCCGATTACGAAGCAGAGCTAGGTATGGAGAGAGGTGGATTCAGTGATGCACTTAACGAAATCAAAACCCCGGCCACCGACGCATTCCTTGCTGAAATTGAACGCAAAGCAATCCGCAAGTTCATTAACAGCATTGAACACATCCTGCGTGACAAGTTGTCACCGTATGACACCGAAGAGATGCTTGAGGCTATGCGTATTTTTCTGGAAGAACAGGAAGGTGAGTAAAAATGACGATCACAAAACAACGTGTAGAAGAAATCATATCCCGTATTGAAATGTATGGGCATGGTGCCGGGTATACCGCTGATGAGGTTTATGACCTTGCTGTACTGGCGCTGAATTTATCAAATATCGCAAAACTCAAGCGATACGAACTTGATATGGATGGTTGTGACTCGTTCGGTCAGGATTGTGGCGCTGACATGACTGAAGATTCTGATGGCGATTATGTCCTGTTTGATGACGTGGTTAAGTTGTTTGAGTTTGATACAACCACTCAGAAGTTAAATGTTGCCAGCTGATGATGATTTGTTAAGTGAACAGGAACTTAAAGATTACGGTGTGGATATTGATGCGCTCAACGCCTTCAAATTTCTGGCCGGACCAGAAACCGTGCTGGCGCTTCTGGATGAACGGGAAAGAAACCAGCAATACATAAAACGCCGCGACCAGGAGAACGAGGATATTGCGCTTACGGTTGGGAGGCTGCGCGTTGAGCTGGAAGCCGCAGAGAAGCGCATTGCAGAACTGTCTGCTAGCCACAGCAAATTGCGCGACACAATGGCTGGCATCCACAACACAATCCGAATGGATGGCGGCTATACGCCACTGGCAGCAATCCTTAACGCTGCTAAACGCGCATATGAAGAATCAGCAAGCGCAGCTGGCATTCGCATCAAAGGAGGTGAGTAATGCGTGTGGCATGTATCGGCTTGTTACCGTACCCGACTCGTTTTTGGGCTTCTGCGCTAATTGCGAAGCCGCATGCCCTGATGGCTGACAACATCATCCCGGCACCAAAGCGCCGCCATACCGGTATTGCGGCTGCACGACGCGAAGCAAAGAAACGCAGGAGAGCAAAACGATGAAAAACCGTAAAGCAAAGATGCTTATTTCCCGTGTATACAGACGTTGCTATCCCAGCCAGTGGTTGAGAGTTAGCAATCGCCGTGTGGTGTTGTTCTCATTTTCTGGAATTGCCAGAGAGGGAGTAAAAGATAAGCGCAGCGCGGCGCAAAACCGCTGGAAAAACAACTTGCGCACTAAAGGAGAGTGATATGGCTATCGCTGCAAGTTACACCATGCATCTCTATTGTGATTGCCTCCAGTGTACAGATGGCAAATATAAGTCGCCAGACTTTGGTGAGTATATAGGTACGTCATGGGCTGGCTGTGCAAAAGAGGCGCGCAAGGATGGCTGGCGAATAAGCAAAGACAAAACGCGTGCTTTTGCGCCCGGGCATAAAGTTTTGAGGATTAACAAATGACCACTATTACCAGAGAACAAGCTCTGAAAATTATTGAGGCAGCCGATGAGGTTATTAGTGCGCTTGCCGGAACTAACGAGGATGTTCACCCTGGTAGCGATAACATGCTACGTCTGTGGGATGACCTGAATGACCGTTACGCGCCCCCGGAAGTAGTGCGTGAGCTGGCACGAATTGCACTGGCATCGCTGGAAGCAGAGCCGATAGCGTGGGAATGCGGCGAAAACATAATCCTGCTTAATCCTGACACAGTTGAAGCATACGCAAAACGTGCGGAGATAACACCTAAACCACTATATGCCGCGCCGCCAGTTCCTGTAATACAGGCTGATGTCGCGCAAGCAATTGAAAATCTCAAGCAGAAGTTAGTGGAATGCAATCGCTATAACTACTGCGCAGATGCAGTTAAAGGTGTTGAGGATGCCAGCCGCGTCTTTGCACTCCAAAATCAAAATATGTCAGCACCGATAACGCCGGAGGCCATTGAAAACGCAATTGAATACATCCGCAGTATCGCTTTTCACATCGATGAAGACGATTACCACGGCAAACATATTGCGTATTTCATGCGACAAGCATTGGCCTGGCTGGAAGGGCATTCATGCAGCGATGACAGACAAGGTAAAGCCGACAATCAACCAGTACGCGGTAACCAGGCTGCCGAATTCAATAACGGTAATGAGTGGAACGGCAATCCTGATATTGATGACGCAATCATCATGCTCGACCGCATAGATACGCTGGAAAGTTGCGATGATGACCGTATTGAAGCGGTTAAGGCCGTTTTGCGTGGACTGGCTGGCAACTCTCCGGTAACTCCGGATGGTTGGATAAGCTGTAGTGATGCTGTTCCTGCGGAATACTGCGATGTGATTCTTTGCGATGATCTCGGGAATGTATTCCCCGGTTCCTGGGATAAGGTTTTTTGCCCCACTCGTGGCGGGAATAAGATGGCTTTTGTGGACAAAGACGGCGTCGAAGTAGAGAGCTCAACTCACTGGATGCCGCTACCGGAACCACCGCAGGAGGTGAAGTAATGAACAAGTGCAACGCTCTGCTTTATGCCATGGTGATTGGTTTCGGCCTGGCTGCTGGTATCCGGGTTTATATTGCCTGGGAGTCATTAATCAATCTGGCGTGGAGTGCGATTCGTGGCTAAATCCCCCGCAGAACGCAAAGCCGCGCAGCGCGCTCGGCAGTCCGCCGCCGGTGAGCGCAAAATTGAACTGGTGCTGGATAAGCAGGAGCAGGAAATGCTGGCGCGGAACTGCGCCGCCCGGCGCCCTGGTCGCGATCCCTATGAAATGGCCGAGTACATCGCGCTGCTGATCCGCCAGGATGATGCACGTGTGCGCGGGCGTATAAAATCGATCAGCAGAAAACTTTGCGGTAAGTGCGGCGAGAGAGTTCCCGTTAATTCATGCCCGTGTAATGGTGACTCGCAATGCTGGGTGACTAAAGGCTGGCATGAATACTGCCGCCAACTATGGCGGCTTTATTTTGCATGGTACTATTACCACAACGGTAACTATTACCACGGTGGTTATGATGCCTGCTGAACCTAAAACCTATAAACGCAAATCAACGCAATTTAAGCCACTAACAGCAATGCAGGAGGCTTATTGCCAGTCATACATCAAAACGCCTGAAAACCAGACTCAGGCAGCGATTAACGCAGGATTCTCCCCAAATACAGCGGCAGTTAAAGCCAGCGTCATGATGCGCGATGAACGCATTCAAAAACGGATTGCCGAGTTGATGGAGGAGCGCAACAAACGAATGCGCGTCAGTGCTGATTACGTTCTCATGCGCCTGGTGGAGATCGACCAGATGGACGTGATCGACATCCTCAACGACGATGGGAGCCTTATTGATCTGTCATCGACCATCATGAACATGAACGAGGATTCGATAGAGACAATCCTCAAAAAAATTAAATGGCCTGACAAGGTGAAGAACCTTGAGCTGATTGGTAAGCATGTTGATGTCAACGCGTTCAAAGAACGTCTGGATGTTAATGTGAATGTGACAATTGCTGATCGCATAGCAGCAGCCAGGAAGCGACTCAAAGAACGTCAGGATGGTAATCAGTGACAGATACAGCGTTATCTCCTGAAGAGCAGTTGATCGAGGATATTGCAGGGTTCACTCACGATCCGCTTGGCTATGCCCTCTATGCGTTCCCGTGGGGGGAAGAGGGGACTGAACTGGCACATGCTACCGGCCCACGTAAGTGGCAGGCTGATGCGTTCCGAGAGATACGTGATCACCTGCAGAATCCAGAGACGCGCTATCAGCCGCTTATGCTGGCACGTGCTTCGGGTCACGGTATTGGTAAATCCGCATTCATCTCAATGCTGATCAACTGGGGCATGTCCACTTGCGAGGATTGTAAGGTCGTGGTGACCGCCAACACCGACAACCAGCTACGAACGAAGACCTGGCCGGAAATTATCAAGTGGTCAAACCTTGCTATCACGAAAGACTGGTTTACCTGTACAGCTACCGCGATGTACAGCAATGACCCTGGACACGACAAGCGGTGGCGAGCTGACGCAATCCCCTGGTCTGAGCACAACACTGAGGCATTCGCCGGACTACACAACGAGCGCAAACGCATCATCGTGGTATTCGATGAAGCGTCGAATATTGCGGATCTGGTGTGGGAAGTTGCCGAAGGTGCGCTAACGGACGAAGACACTGAGATTATCTGGGTGGAATGTTTCCGCAAATATAAACACCGCTGGAAAACTGCGCAGATTGACAGCCGGACGGTGGAAGGCACTAACAAACAGCAGTTGCAGAAATGGGTTGATGACTACGGGGAAGACAGCGACTTCGTTAAAATCCGTGTGCGCGGCATATTCCCTGATGCATCTGAATTGCAGTTTATCCCTACCGGTCTTACTGATGAGGCAATGAAACGGGTGGTAACCGCTGCGCAGGTGGCGCATGCTCCGGTGATAATCGGTGTTGACCCGGCATATTCAGGCGTTGATGACGCGGTGATATACCTGCGGCAGGGGCTGCACAGTAAGGTGCTATGGACTGGCAACAAGACAACCGACGATCTGATTATGGCGAAGCGTATCGCTGACTTTGAAGACCAGTATCAGGCTGACGCGGTGTTCATCGACTTCGGTTACGGAACCGGTTTGAAGTCAATCGGTGATGGCTGGGGACGTACATGGCAACTTGTTCCGTTCGGCGGTGCGTCCACTGACCCGCAGATGCTTAACAAGCGTGGGGAGATGTTCAACTCATGTAAGACATGGCTGAGGCTGGGCGGCATGCTGGATGACCAGGAAACAGCGGACGACCTGTCTGCGGCAGAGTACAAAGTTCGAGTGGACGGTAAAATCGTTATCGAACCGAAGGAAGATATCAAGGAGCGGCTTGGGCGTTCTCCTGGTAAAGGCGATGCGCTACTGCTGACGTTTGCGTTCCCTGTGTCGAAGCGTCTGCGAATTCCCGGGCAGCAGAACCAGCAAGGCAAGGCCATCACAGATTACGATCCATATGCTTAATCCGCTGGTGGGGATAATGTCGTTGATATCCTCTGATGAGGATAAAACAAAGCCAGCTCATCGGCTGGCTGTTTGTGACATGTCACTGCGTTAGAAGGTTATTTTATCGAATGCGGCGTTGATTGCCTTGGCGTCCTGCTCAGCACCAACCACATCAAGTAAAGATCTTTTACTAAGCACTTCAGCCAGGCATTGTAACTTCATGTTGTATAAGTTTTCGCGCATGTAATCATCATCACTTTTTTCTTTGGCGTATACAGCGCGAGAAATATCAAACACATCGCCTTTTTCCATTTCAGAACGTTGTGCTGTTATCCAGTCATGGAACGTAACGCTAGTACCATGGTCTTCGCTAAGAGTTAACCCGGTCAGTCCCTCACTCTGAATTACTTCGTAATGCATTTCATTACCAGCAAAAACGCCATAAAAAACGCAGTCTTCAGCCTGAACGATACGAGAATATTTTAATTTCATAATCTCACCTTAAAAAAATGCCCGGCGAACCGGGCGAACTGGAAGCAATGAGTTATGCCTTCCGTGGCTGTACTGGTTTACAGCATGAAGTCATCGCAATGGCGTCCTGCTGTAAAAAGGGCGGTGATAGTCCTTCAAGGGAAACCATCACCGCCAAGCCCCTGGAACTTCTGGCATCACGGTCCTTAGGCGTGATTCTGGCGTGGCATGCAGGATTCGAACCTGCGACCAACCGCTTAGAAGGCGGTTGCTCTGTCCAACTGAGCTAATGCCACAACGCTGAGAGCACTTAGCCTGTTAAGGCACCACACTTTGTCGCGGCTCCATAAATGCTCTCATCGTTGTACCCTCGTCTCTTCCGAGGCGTCACACCGAATCGCCGGGATGGTGAATCCCCGTGCGCGGAATAAAACCGCTCGACTTGCACATTCCGGCTACCTGGTTCGTTTGCCCGAGCAAGGGAGGGTGCCCCTTAAACGTATCCAGACCGCTATCGTCGCATGTGCCATACGCCGTACTGCTCAAAATAAAAGCTCACTCCACCTGTTCAATTTAACGACAAGCCAGTCAGGTTAGTAACCGGAATGAACTCTTTAGTTACCTGAAAGGTAATAATTCGCGCGTTAAATGTCAACTATCTACGATAAATAAATCATATGTGGTTAAATTGGTAATAATTTAATTGCGTACGGAGTCATTGATATGTGCATGGGTAGCTCACCATCAGTGCCTGCAACACCAGAAGTTCAGGCAGCACCACAGGAGCAGGATGCTGCCGTTGTTGATGCCCGCGACGAAGAAACACGTCGCCGTCGCGCTGCTGCTGGTCGTAGTTCTACGCTGCTTACCGGTTCTCAGGGCGACACATCAACCGCTAATACCAGCGGTAAAACGCTGCTTGGTCAGTAACCGGAGTCATTGAAATGGCGGAAACAACTAAAGAGCGATTGAACAAACAGTTCGCACAACTTGAAAGCGAGCGTCAGTCGTTCGAGCCGCACTGGCGCGAGTTGAGTGATTACATCAACCCGCGTGGTTCCCGCTTTCTGACTTCTGAGGCCAACCGTAACGATCGGCGCAATACACGCATTATTGATTCGACCGGGACTATGGCGGCGCGCACTCTCGCCAGCGGCATGATGTCAGGCATCACAAGCCCCGCGCGTCCGTGGTTTCGCCTGGCTACGCCAGATCCTGAAATGATGGATTATGGCCCTGTTAAGTTGTGGCTTGAGGCAGTTCAGAACCGCATGAACGATATGTTCAATAAGTCGAATCTCTACCAGTCTCTTCCGCAGTTATACGGAAGCCTCGGCACATACAGCACTGGTGCAATGGCAGTGCTGGAGGATGACGAGGACATCATTCGCACAATGCCATTCCCGATAGGCAGTTACTACCTGGCTAACTCACCTCGTGGCAGTGCTGACACCTGTTTTCGCAAGTTCTCTATGACTGTTCGTCAGCTTGTTCAGGAGTTCGGGCTAAATAACGTCAGCGAATCCGTAAAAAGCATGTGGGAAAGCGGCACCTACGAGAAGTGGATCGAAGTGATGCATTCGGTTTACCCGAACATTGACCGCGATACATCGAAGCTGGATAGCAAGAACAAGCCATTCAAATCGGTTTATTACGAGGTTGGTGGAGATAACGACAAGTTGTTGCGTGAGTCCGGATTCGATGAGTTTCCAATTATGGCTCCGCGCTGGGAAGTTAACGGCGAAGATGTTTATGGATCATCATGCCCGGGTATGCTGGCGCTTGGACCTGTTAAGGCATTGCAGCTTCTCCAGAAGCGCAAGTCGCAGTTGATTGATAAAGCCACCAATCCGCCGATGGTTGCTCCGACTTCCCTCAAGAATCAGCGCGCCTCCCTTCTTCCTGGCGACATCACGTATATCGATCAGATTACTGGTCAGGATGGCTTCAGGCCTGCTTATCTGGTTAACCCCAGTACAGCAGATTTGGTGGCAGACATTCAGGACACTCGTCAAATCATTAACAGCGCCTACTTTGTCGATCTGTTCATGATGTTGCAGAACATCAATACCCGCTCGATGCCTGTTGAAGCGGTGATCGAAATGAAAGAAGAAAAACTTCTGATGTTGGGGCCGGTTCTGGAGCGTCTGAACGACGAATGTCTTAATCCTCTCATTGACCGCGCTTTCTCGATGATGGTGCGCAAAAACATGCTGCCGCCACCGCCTGACGCGATGGAAGGCATGCCCCTGAAGGTCGAATACATTTCCGTCATGGCTCAGGCGCAGAAGTCTATCGGCCTGTCCAGTCTGGCGTCCACGGTTAACTTCATTGGTCAACTTGCGCAAGCGAAACCAGAAGCTCTCGACAAACTCAACGTTGATCAGGCGATCGATGCATTCGCTGATATGTCCGGAGTGTCTCCAACCGTCATTGTTCCGCAGGAACAGGTTGAGCAGGCTCGCCAGCAACGGGCACAGCAACAACAGCAGCAACAAATGATGGCGATGGGGATGGCGGCGGCACAGGGGGCCAAGACGCTAAGCGAAGCTAAAACTTCGGATCCGAGTGTGTTGTCAGCTATGGCGAATGCAGTTAGTGGTCAGGGTGGGCAATCACAATGACAGATTACGAAGACGATCAACTGAAAGAAGAAAACGCCCGTAAGCAACGTGACATGGCACAGCGTGAAATTGATGACATTCGCTTTGTCATGAGCAGTGAACAGGGGCGTCGCGTTGTCTGGTCGGTGCTGGAGAAAGGCCGGGTGTTTTCCGCTATCTCTCCGATGGATGCTATGGCAATGGCATTTAATGAGGGGCAACGCAATCTGGCGCTGGAACTGTTTCAGCGCGTTATGGCGCATTGCCCTGAACAGTATTTGAAGATGGCCAAAGAGGCCAGTGAACAGGAGTGATCATGAGTTTATTTGAGCGTTTGCTGTATCGCCGTCTTTGCAATGAGCAACAAGTCGATGGTGGGGCAGCTCCGGCTGCGTCAGAACCGTCAGCGCATGCAGATGATAACCCTGCTCCAGTTGGTGATCCATCACAACAGGAAGGTGATAAGCCACAACCTGTTTCTGATGGCGATAAACCTGCTGATGACAAAAAGCCTGAAAACGATAAGCAGGATGAAAAAAAGGGCGGCGATAAACCAGAGGGTGCGCCTGAGAAGTACGAGTTTCAGGCTGCCGAAGGCGTAGAGCTGGATACAGAAGCGTTGAAGGAATTCGAGCCGGTGGCGCGAGAACTAAACCTGACCAACGAGCAAGCGCAAAAGCTGGTTGATGCTTATCCGAAGATTCTGGCAGGTGTTCAGCAGCGCCAGGCAGAAGCCTGGCAGAAAACAACCGAGCAGTGGGCTGCGGATGTAAAAGCTGACAAAGAAATCGGTGGCGACAAGTTGATTTCTAACCTTAGCGCCGCACAGCGTGCGCTTGACCAGTTCGGGACACCTGAACTCAAAGAATATCTGAACACCACCGGACTGGGTAATCACCCTGACCTGGTCAAAACGTTCGTGAAAATCGGAAAGGCGATGTCTGAAGATGGCATGGTCACCGGTGGTAATGAAGGCCAGCGTAGTGCGGCCGAAGTGCTCTATGGCAAATAAGAGAGGAAATGACAATGGCTGTTAAAGGCTTAACTGCGCTAACGCTGGCTGACTGGGGTAAGCGCGTCGATCCAAACGGGAAAGTCGATAAGATTATCGAGCTTCTCGGTCAAACTAACCCGATCCTTCAGGATATGCCTTTTGTCGAAGGGAACCTTCCTACCGGACACCGAACCACCATTCGTTCTGGTTTACCTTCAGCTACCTGGCGTTTGCTGAACTATGGCGTACAGCCAAGCAAATCAACCACAGTGCAGGTAACCGATTCCGTTGGCATGCTGGAAACCTATGCTGAAGTCGATAAGTCACTGGCTGATCTGAACGGCAATACCGCCGAATTCCGCCTGTCTGAAGACCGCGCATTTATTGAAGCGATGAATCAGCAGATGGCGCAGACGCTGTTTTATGGTGATTCCAGCGTTAACCCTCAGCAGTTTATGGGACTGTCCTCCCGCTATTCCAGCCTGTCTGCGGGTAATGCTCAGAACATCATTGATGCTGGTGGCACGGGTACAGATAACACCTCCATCTGGTTAGTGGTGTGGGGCGAAAACACCGTGCATGGCATCTTCCCGAAAGGGCAGAAGGCTGGCATCCAGATGGAAGATAAAGGCCAGGTGACACTGGAAGATGCGAATGGCGGCAAGTACGAAGGCTACCGTACCCATTACAAATGGGACAACGGACTTGCTCTGCGTGACTGGCGTTATGTTGTTCGCATTGCAAATATCGATGTCAGCAATCTTTCAGAACCTTCCTCTGCCGCAAATATTGCGAAGTTGATGGTTAAAGCACTGCATCGCATTCCAAACCGTGGCATGGGCCGCCCGGTGTTCTACATGAACCGCACTGTAGGCCAGGCTCTTGATCTGCAGTCTCTGGAGAAAACATCTCTGGCTATCAGCGTAAAACAGACTGAAGGCGAGTGGTGGACTTCATTCCGTGGTGTACCAATCCGTGAAATGTAACGCCTGTTATTAACCTGTGGGTCGTAACAGACCCACTAATGGAGAAAGAAGATGATCACCGACAAACTGTTGATGTTCTCCGAAGCTCAGGCGGTTACGAATACCGCGGCTTCTACTGACGTAATCGATCTCGGTCCAATTGATGGAAACCGTCGCGATATCGGCGTGGGTTATCCGCTTGAGTTTTGGGTGCTGGTTAACGAAGCCGCCACGGCAAGTGGTGAGGCAACTGTAAACATCCAGTTGCAGACGAGTGAGAATAACAGCTCATGGTCCACTATTTATGATAGTGGCGCACTGGCAAAGGCTACCCTGACAGCAGGTAAACGAGTTGTTTCTGCAAAGGTGCCTGCCGGTGTTCAGCGATATCTGCGTGTTAACTACTCCGTCGCAACTGGCCCACTAACGGCCGGCAAATTCACTGCGGGTATCAGTCTGGATGTTGATGCCAATACGCCGTACCCGATCCGCTCAAAAGTAACTGGTTAAGGTGATATCGATGTCAGGTGAGAAACCAAGATACCGCGTTCTGCGCCTCTCTCATATCCATAACACACTGTGGCCGGAGGGGGCAGAAATCGAATACGAAGGTGAGCCTGGTAGCGCACTGGAACCTGTTAACGATGCAGCCAGACAGGCAAAAGCAAAGGTAGCAAGAAAGGTGTCTATGGCAGCAACCAGCACCAAAATCATCAACGATGTGTCAGATGATGGTGAACTGGATAAGCTCCGTGAAGAGTACGAATTGCTCTTTAACGAGAAGCCACACCATAACGCTAAAGCCGAAACGCTCCGCGAGAAGATCGCAGATAAGCGTAAAGAACTGGGCGTGTAAGCCTCGCGAATCCGACAAGGGGCTTCGGCCCCTTTATTGCAGGAGTGTATATGGAACTCGTAAACCTCAAAACCGGCACTGACAGCTACCAGGATGAGAGCGGAGAAACCAGAACTCGCGATGAATACCCGTGGGGGCTGTGCATCACTCTTAATAACGACACATTGAATAAGCTGAAGGCGCAACCTCAGGGCGTCGGAACAGAAGTGATGATAACTGCAAAGGCTGTTATTCGAGGCCTGTCTGCCAGAGAAACTGACGATGGTGTTAATCGCAGCGCCGATCTGCAGATCACTGATATGGCGATCGCTCCTGTTTCCAGTGATGTAGAAAAATCAGCGGCTGAAACTCTGTACGGTAACGGAGGTGAGTGATGGCCTCTGTAGTAGAGATCTGTAATCGTGCGCTGTCCAATATTGGCAACAGCCGCAGTATTAACAGCCTGACGGAAGCCAGCAAGGAAGCGGGTGAATGTTCGCTGCACTTTGAGGCCTGCCGTGATGCTGTTCTTTCTGATTTTGACTGGAACTTTGCTACCAAACGCGTGGCGCTTGCAGATACGAGCAATCCACCGCCTGACTGGGAATATGCGTACCAGTACCCGTCCGATTGTCTGCGCATTACTGAAATTATGCTTCCTGGTGTACGCAATCCAACAGCAGCAATGCGCGTTCAGTACGAAGTTGGTGCAGACACCAACGGAACAGGAAAGTTGATCTACACAGACCAGCCGCAGGCATGGCTCAAGTATGTCTCTCGCGTTTCAGATGTGAACATGTTTGATGCCATTTTTATGGAGGCGTTGGCCTGGCGTCTTGCGGCAGCTATTAACATGGCGCTGACTGGGAATGCAGACCTCGGTACGTTTGCCCTCAATATGTACAATCGCGTGATTCTTAGTGCTGGCTCGCATAGCCAGAATGAATCACAGGAACCACAGCCACCGGTTGACGAGTTTACCATTGCGAGGTTGTCCTGATGGCTATCAGTTGGATCCAGCCCAGCTTTGCCGGTGGTGAGATTGGACCGTCGTTGTACGGTCGTATCGACATGGCGAAGTACCAGGTGGCATTGCGCAAGTGCGATAACTTTATCGTGCGGCAGTATGGCGGCGTTGAGAATCGACCTGGTACGCGTTTTGTCGGTGCCGCCAAATACCCAAATCGGAAATGCCGCCTGATCCCGTTCCAGTTCTCGACGGTTCAGACTTATGCTCTGGAGTTCGGACACCAGTACATGCGCGTTATCAAAGATGGTGCGTTGGTGCTGAACAGCAGCAATGTTATTTATGAAATTGCCACGCCATATACTGAAGCCGATCTGTACCGAATTAAATTCACGCAAAGCGCAGACGTGCTTACGCTGGTTCATCCGGCATACCCGCCGAAAGAGTTGCGCCGCTATGCGCATGACAACTGGCAACTGGTTGATGTGGTAACGAAGAACGGGCCATTTGAAGATATCAATATTGACGATTCAGTGACGGTTTATGCCAGCGCCAGCACCGGGACAATTACGTTAACGGCAAGCGCCTCAATTTTTGGCGCGGAGCAGGTAGGCAAATTGTTCTATCTGGAACAGCCTGCAGTGGATTCTGTGCCGGTATGGGAAACCAGTAAGAGTACGTCGATTGGCGATATTCGCCGTGCAGACAGTAACTACTATCGCGCCGTTACAGCAGGCAAAACAGGCACTTTGCGCCCTTCGCATACAGAAGGCACATCATGGGATGGCTGGGGCGGATCCGGTGATGATGATACCGGCATTGAGTGGGAGTATCTGCACAGTGGTTTTGGCATTGCCCGTATCTCTGCTGCAAATGGAACTACTGCAACTGCCGAGGTGATTTCCTATATCCCTTCGCAGGTAGTTGGCGAGGATAATGCCAGCTATAAATGGGCTAAATATGCCTGGAACAGTATTAACGGTTATCCTGGCACTGTTGTTTATTATCAACAACGCCTTTACTTCGCCGCATCGACTGCGTTCCCTCAGACTATCTGGGCCAGCCGTACCGGGGATTATAAGGATTTTGGCAAAAGCAATCCTACGCAGGATGACGACAGAATTATCTACACCTATGCCGGGCGTCAGGTTAATGAGATCCGTCACCTGATTGATGTTGGTTCGCTGGTGGCGCTGACTTCCGGAGGTGAGTACGTCATCACTGGCGACCAGAACAAAGTGCTTACCCCATCATCATTTGCATTCAGCTCTCAGGGATCAAATGGCTCGAGCAATGTCCCACCAATTGCCGTGGCGAATATTGCTCTGTTCGTCCAGGAGAAAGGCAGTGTTGTCCGTGATCTGGCCTACTCATTCGATGTTGACGGCTATCAGGGGAACGACCTGACCATCCTTGCCAATCATCTTTTTCAGAAGCACAGCATTGTTGACTGGTGCTTCTCGATTGTCCCTTACTCCAGCGCCTTCTGCATTCGTGATGACGGTAAATTACTGGTGATGACCTATTTGCGTGATCAGCAGGTTTTTGCATGGGCACCACAATCCAGTACCGGAAAATATGAAAGCACATGCAGTATCAGCGAAGGCAATGAAGATGCGGTGTATTTCGTCGTTAACCGAACCGTTAACGGGCAAACAGTGAGATACATAGAGCGACTGTCCAGCCGTTTATTTACCAGCGATGAAGATGCTTTCTTTGTTGATTCTGGCCTTAGCTATGATGGAAGAAATACGTCTGACAGAACGATGATCGTCACTGGTGGTTCTGGCGAATGGGATTACTGCGCGGAATATACAATCAGTGTTTCTGGTGGTGCGTACTTCACCAGTAGTGATGTCGGTGCGCAACTACAGTTCCCTTATACCGGAACTGATCCTGATACTGGCGATGAAGTGTCAAAAGAATTACGTTGCGACATTATTTCTGTAACCAGCAATACCGCTGTAGTGGTTCGTGCTAACAGGAACGTCCCGCCATCCCTCAGGAATGTGGCCACCACGAACTGGCAGATGGCGCGCCGGACATTTGGAGGCCTGTCTCATCTTGAAGGCCAGACCGTAAACATTCTCTCTGATGCGAACGTGGAACCACAGAAAGTGGTTTCCGGAGGTGCCGTCACGCTGGAATCTCCGGGGGCTGTAGTGCACATCGGCCTGCCAATAACTGCTGAATTCGAAACACTGGATATCAACATTAACGGACAGGAAACGCTGCTGGAAAAAAAACAGGTGATCCCGTCCGTTACTCTGGTTGTGAATGCCAGTCGCGGCATCTGGGCGACTACGCCCGGCGGTAAATGGTACGAATATCCACAGCGTGAATTCGAGTTCTACGATGATCCTGTTGATGACGCTACCGGAAAAGTAGAAGTGAAACTGGACAGTAACTGGGGCAAAAACGGACGTGTAAGAATCCGTCAGCTTGACCCGTTGCCGCTGTCTGTTCTTGCCGTTATTCCTCGTCTTACTGTTGGGGGATTCTGATGATCGATGTTCGAATTATTCCCGCCACCGAAGAGCATCTTCAGATGATTTTGCCGGATGTTCGTCAGGCTGATATTGACGAACTGTATGCGGTATCGCTGATGACTACCGAAGATGCGCTGCGTGTTGGTCTTCGCACTGCGACTATGGCCTGGTCAGGGTTCGCGAACGGAGAACTGGTAACCATGTTTGGTGTATCTCCGGCGTCAATGATCGGTGGCAATGGTACACCCTGGCTGGTCGGAACCAGCCGTATTGAAAAATATCAGAAGACATTTCTTCGCCACTGCCGACCTGTATTGCAGCAGATGCTGGCAGTTTATCCGCGCCTGGAAAACTACGTCGACACTGGCTTGGATTCAGGCTTGAAGAAGCCGCGCCTTATGGTGCTCTTGGTCTTAATTTCCACAGATTTCACATGGAGAGAAAATAATGTGCGATCCGGTTATTGCTGGTGGCGCAATGCTCGCCATGAGTGGCATTCAGGCATACACCCAGTACCAACAGGGAAAGTATGCCTCGAAGGTTGCAGAAGCGAACGCAGATATAGCCACTGCTCAGGCAAATGATGCAATAAACAGAGGTAACGCTGAAGCTGAGCAACGGCGCAGAGAGACCCGACAGCGGCTTGGTACACAAGCGGCGACAATGGGGGCGACCGGCGCCGATTTATCTACCGGTAACGCGCTGGATATATTTGGCGACACTGCCCAGTTTGGCGCTCTTGATTCGCTGACGACGGTGAATAACGCGCAACGCGAGGCTTACGGTTATCAGGTTCAGGCTGCCAACTATAAAGCAGAAGCCAGTTCAGCCCGTAAACAGGGGAATGTGGGAGCAGCAACAACATTGCTCACTGCGCCTCTGAAGGCATACGGTGCGTACCAGATGTTTGGTGGGACGTGGAGTCCGTTTACTCAAAGCACTCCTGCGCCAATCGGGGCAGCAGCAGGAACCAGATTACCCGGAGGATTATAATGCCAGTCGTACCAACAGTATCCGGACGTCAGGTTGAGAGTCGTGGAGTTCAGTCAGCAGGCTTGCAGACGTTTTCTCAGCAAGGTATTGGTGATGCTTTTGTTCGGGCAGGGACAGAGGCAATTGATGTTTTGTGGCAGGCAAAACAGCGTGCCAATATCGCTCTGGCTCAGGAGGCATCTCTTAACCTCAGTAAGATAAGCAGCGATCTGCTGAATAATCCTGAAACAGGATTGCTTAACCTGAAAGGGAAAAATGCTATTGGAAAAGGCCATGAGTATACGCAGCAGTTTGATGCTCAGGTCGAACAACTGGCTATGTCTCTGCCGGATGAACAGGCTCGTAATGCTTTCATGCAGCAGGCGCAGCAGCAGCGCATTCAGTTCACTACGCAGGCCGGGCGACACGAGATAGGGCAAATTAATGCCTACGAAGAAGGCCAGTTTCAGGCGACACTGCTGAACAATGGTAAAAATGCCGCAGCATTGTATGGCGACAACGCCGCATACGTATTGGCTAACAAGCAAACTTTCCAGCAAATTGAGGAGTACGGTGTTGCACATGGCTGGAGCAACGAGCAAATCCAGGCCAAGAAAATCGAGTTTAAAGAGAAGGTTGCTGATGCTGCATTGTCCCAGTGGTCGGCAAACAATGCGACCGCATTCATCCAAAGTAATGGCGAGTTAAGTGATACTGCTGCTGGAGCTCGCCGTGCTGTAGCAGATAGTGACTCTTCCGAGCGTGCCCGTGGCATACGCAACAATAACCCAGGAAATCTCGAATACAGCAAAACTAATCCGTGGGTAGGCCAGACCGGTGATGATGGTCGATTTGCTAAATTCGAAACACCTGAACACGGGATTCGTGCATTAGGGCGGAACCTGATGTCGTATCAGAGGCAGGGTATTGATACCGTCAGCGAGATAATTAATCGCTGGGCACCGCCTGCTGATAAAAATGACACTATGTCGTATATCAAAGCGGTGTGCGAACAACTTGGCGTTTCTGCTGATGAGCCTCTCGATGCATCAAATCCTGATACCCTGAAGGCGCTTTGTGCAGCCATTATCCATCATGAGAACGGTAGCCAGCCATACAGTGATCAGCAGTTAACTGCTGGTGTCAGTGCAGCACTTGGTTTATCAACAATTCCAACCAACACCAAACGCTATACCGGTAATGCAGCATTCGATGCGGCATCTCCTGAGGCGCAGGCAAGTTTTATGCGACAGGCGGGTCAACTGCGTCGGCAGCAGCAGGCTGAATATAAAACGATGATTGACAGTCAGGTTCGCGATGCGACAGCTGCGTATATGCGTGGCGTTGAATTTCCTAACCCACCTGGTGAGGCTGATTTTATTGCAGCTTATGGAGTAAGAGAAGGAAACCTGCGATATACCGAGTTCAGAAATACGCAAATCGCCGGACAGTATATAGGCTCTTTCCGCAACATGCCGACAAGCAGCATTACAGCATATGTTGAGCAATTACGCCCGGATACTGGTGAGACAGGGGGGGGTTATGCGGCACGAGCCGCTCTTTATGACAACGTTGTGTCGGCTGCAAGTCAGGTGATAAAGCAGCGACAGGCTGATCCTGTACAGTTCTCTCTTGCCGCCGGACAGGCAAAGCCTATCGACATGAGCAATAAGGATAACTTTGGACAGAGCGTTGCCTTGCGTGCTGCTCAGGTCAGTGACCTTGCTAAGTCATATGGCACTCCACTGACGTTCTTTTCCAAAGACGAGGCCAATCAGATCGGTGTTTTCTTTCGTGATGCGCCCGTTTCCCAACAGGCAGCATATCTCGATACCATCAGGCAGAGCACTGGTGGTGGGCAGGTGTATATGTCAGCACTACAGCAGATCAGTGCCAACGCTCCATCTGCTGCCGTTGCCGGGATACTGATGGATAAGCCAGGTGGTATTTTGGCAGAAAAAAACTGGTTTAATCCGGATGTTTCCGTGTCTCCAGAAACCGCTGCGCAGACAATTCTTGCTGGCGCGGCGGCTCGTAAAGGTACTGATGACGCGAAAGGTATTCCGATGCCTAAAGATGCTGATCTTCGCCTTGAGTTTTCTGACATGGTGAAGGATGCATTTGCTGGTGATGCTCAGGGGGCATCAATGGCATTCGAGATCGCAAAGGACTATTACGCTGGTGTGATGGCGAAAAAAGGCGTGGTATCAGGCGAAATTGACAATGATATCTGGAAACAGGCTGTTAACGTAGCTACAGGTGGCGTGCATGACTATAACGGAATGGGGAATGTTCTTTTGCCGTGGGGAATGTCTGCAGAGCAATTCGATAAGCAGGTTAATCAGGCTTGGAATGAACAAGTTGTTGGCACAGGGATAAAAACACCGCCTGGTCAGTATGGTTTGCAAAGTTACGGCGATAGTCAGTACCTGGTGAAACTTGGTACTGGTTATCTGCTAAAAGATGATGGTTCTCCCGTTGTTCTTGATCTGACACAGAAGCGTCAGAGATTCTCCGGAGATATTCCGCAATGAGTTACTTTGGCCTTAATCCAGTAAACCAGAATCAGCAGCTTGACGAAGCAGCATCAAATCCAGTTGGCTTTAACAGCGATGTTGGTTTTTTCGACAATGCTGTAGGAGCGGCATTGTCTGGTTTGTACTCCGGGCTGGTGGCAAAGCCAGATCAGTTGCTCTGGGCAGGGATGGATAAAATCGTATCCCCGATTGCTCAGTTTGTTAACGAAAACACCTCGCTCAATGACACTTCAGTTTCATACATTGCCGAGCAGAGAAAACTAGCAGAGCAGCAGGTTAAGCGGCTGACGCCTGATGCCGCGACAACCGGAACCGCCGGGCAGGTTCTTTATGGGTTGTTCGATATGGGCGGGCAGGCTGTTATCGGTACAACGCTCGGTGGTCCGGTCGGAGGTGCTGCGGCGGTAACTTCGCTACAGGGTTTTTCTGAGTTTGAACGGCTGACAGCACAGGGTGTTGATTTCAGGACGGCGCAGGAAGCGGGATTAGTGCAGGGTATTACTGCTGGTGCCGGAACACTGATCCCTATGAGCCTCGGGTTACGTGCTGGTGGTGCGCTGGCGGAAGGTGTGGCGGCTCAGCTTGCGCGGACGGGTGAAAGTTCAGTGCGACGCGCCGCAGCAACAGCAGTACGTGCAACGCCAGATATTGCCTATGCCGCAGGTACAAATATTGCGTTCGGTATGGCACAGCGTGGGCTTACTGCAAAAACGCTTCGTGATGGTGGCTATAGCGAAATGGCTAACCAGTATGATGTGTTGGATCGACAGGCAATTGCTATTGATGCTGTTCTTGGGGTGGCGTTTGGTGGTGTCGGCAGATTTATTAACTCTCGCGGTGAGGCTACAAGCACCCCCAATTTTTCACCAGTTGATGTCGATGCTGCACTGGCGGCGAATGCCGCTCATCATGCTGAAATTGATATTTCTCCCGGCGTGCCGATCAACGTGCTTTCGCGCAATTCTCACATTCAGGCTCTGCGAAAAGCTATGTCTGATGTTAGCCAGGGGAGACCTGTAGACGTTGCCAGCATTGTTGAGTCTGCATCTTTCAGTGAAATTCCTAGGCGCAAGAGTCTGCTGTCTCAGGCAGTTAATGAGGCTCTGTCATCTGTAGATGATGGAGTAACGGCGCGCGCTATAGAAAATCGGTTGCTTGAAGAACAGGCCGCGCAGCTTTTGCCGCGTGGAGATAGACAGGTTTACCAGTCTGAAATCGCTAATAGCCAACGAATTATTGAAAATCTCACTGAACAGCGTGCACAAATTCTTGCAGAAGAGCCAACCGGTAGCGGTAAAGCTTTGTCTCGTGCTCGATCAGATAAACAGGCCAGACTTCGCGATATTGACCAACGAATCCGGCAGGCACAAGAACGCCTGGAATTTTCTCGTAACGCGTTGGCACCGCATGAGCCTGGCGGTCAGTTTTTTGAAGCTCGAGCAGAACTGGCTCGGAGACAGCAGGCAGAAAGTGAACTTAATGCTCAGGCTGTTTCATTCTATAAAACAGCAGAGGTCAGGACGCCAGACGAAGTAGCTCCTTTTGAGCCTGATAAAATATTGCAACAGGCAGAACAAAAAATGATGGCGGATCAGGCAGGAGATATTGATCTGCGCATAGCTGAAGACTCGCTGCTTGAATCACCTGACATGATAATCACCGTGCTGGATGATGATGGTAATCCACAATCGCGCAGCGCGCGTGAAGTACTGGATGAAGCGAACAGGGAAAGTGAGCAGGCAATACAGGATTCCAGCCTGTTTGATGTCGCTGTGGCGTGTTTCTTGAGAGGTTAAATTAAATGAGACAGGAATGTATACAAGCTGTCCAGCAGGCGGCGCAGCGCACGTTAACGGCGCGAGAAATACAGAACATTGAAGACCGCATTTATCGAAATATGCGCTCTATTGCTCGTGATGACCCGATGTCGTGGAGACAACTTTCCGAATCAGAGCGGCTATATCGTGCAGCACAATTGGCATCTGAAGAATTACAGCGAGAAGCGGCATTAAAGAAACGTCGTGTGGCCCTCACTATAGCCGCACGTCAGAGATTGGATAAATTTATCAATAGCTATCAAGGGGCTGATGGGAAACTTGGCGCTCTTAACCGTACTATTGCTTTTAATGCAGACGGTAAATCGAATTTCCTCTCTGTTGAATCCAGAACAAAAGCCACCCGTGATTATGCATTGAGTCAATTGCAGGAGGCATTCGAAGCAGTTGATCCTCGCTTTTTTGGTCTGTTTGAAGATGAAGCGGGCGTACGTGACCTGGTATATGAAATGCGGGGGCAAAATACTGGCAATGCTAAAGCAAGAAAAGGTGCTAAGGCGTGGAGAGAAGTGACAGAGCTACTGCGCCGCCGGTTTAATGATGCTGGTGGGGACATTGGCTATCTCGAAAACTGGGGGATCCCTCAACATCATTCTATGGAAAAGGTTGGGGCGGTATCAAAGGATAAGTGGGTTAGCGATGTTATAGGTAAGCTGGATCGCAAATATTATATCCGAGCCGATGGACAACTGATGAACGATGCCGAGTTGTCTGCATTTCTTGGAGAAGCTTATAACACAATCGCCACTGGTGGGCTGAATAAGCTTACTGATACCGGCATGCGAATTTCCGGCGCACGTGCTAACCGTGGTAATGCATCACGACAGATACATTTCAAAGATGCAGATTCATATCTGCAATATCAGCAACTTTATGGCGATCGCTCTCTATGGGAAATCATGGTAGGTCACCTGGAAGGTATCAGTAAAGATATTGCACTGGTGGAAACATATGGCCCAAACCCCGATCATGTTTTCCGCTCTCTTCTTGATCAGGTGAAGGCAGAAACGGCAACAGCTAACCCGAGTAAAACCGGTAAAGTCGAGCGGCTGGCGAACAACACAGAGAATCTGTACAACTTTATTTCCGGAAAGACACAGCCTGTAGCGAATCCGCACATCGCGCGATGGTCTGACAATATCCGCAACTGGCTGGTTGCCAGCAGACTCGGATCCGCGTTGCTATCATCGTTCTCTGATCTTGGAACCATGTATCTGTCTGCGAAGGTGACCAACCTTCCAATGAACCAGTTATTCCGCAACCAGCTTGAAGCTATGAACCCAACGAACCGTACAGAACTTGCGCGGGCGCGCCGCGCTGGTCTGGCAATGGAATCTCTACTTGGCAGCGTTAACCGCTGGGCGATGGATAATATGGGGCCGTCAGTGTCTCGTTGGGCAGCAACGGCGGTAATGCGTGCCAGTGGGCTTACAGCATGGTCAGATGCGCACAAGCGCGCCTATGGCGTAACCATGATGGGAAGCCTGGGAGAAGTAGTGTCACGGACACCAGACCTTCGTAGCCTCGACGACTCTGATTTTCGTATCCTGAAAAGCAAAGGGATTACTGACACAGACTGGAGCGTATGGAAGCTGGCGCAACAGGAGGACTGGGGGAACGGTAATAATACGATGCTGACACCGGAAAGCATTATGCGTATCCCTGATTCAGCAGTTAAACATCTTGGTGAGCCTGAACGCGTGAAATTTGAGGCAATGCGTAAACTGCTCGGTGCCGTAACTGAAGAAGTTGATATGGCTGTTATTACACCGGGAGCACGTGAGCAACTGATAACCGGTTCTGGTATTCAGCGTGGAACATGGAAAGGTGAATTAACGAGAAGTGTTTTCCTGTTTAAATCGTTCCCTATCTCGGTGGTTATGCGTCACTGGTCACGCGCTATGGGTATGCCGTCTGCTGGTGGGCGTGCGGCATATATTGCGACGTTTATTGCCAGTACGACCATTCTTGGCGCTTTGTCGCAGCAACTTAACGACCTTGCGTCTGGTCGTAATCCTCGCGAGATGACAGGAGAAGATGCTGCTAAATTTTGGCTTGGTGCTCTACTGAAAGGTGGTGGTCTTGGCCTTTACGGTGACTTTTTATTGTCAGATCACACTAGGTACGGAAGCGGCGCGCTGGCGTCGATGCTTGGCCCGGTAGCTGGCCTGGTTGATGACGTAGTGAAGATAGCTCAGGGCATACCATTAAATGCTGTGGAAGGGAAGAACGAGCAGACTGGTGGTGATCTGGTGAAACTTGGGAAAGGGCTGATGCCAGGTGCGAATCTCTGGTACTTGAAGGCACCAGATGCAGGAGTATTTTTCACCAGGCTATTTGCGTAAAATGGAGCAACGTTCGAAGAAAGAGTTTAACCAGACATACTGGTGGCGACCTCAGGATGTCACTCCGCAATAAGGAAGTGTTGTGTTTTTAATTATTTTGAGTGTGATAATTTCTTGTGGGCTGTTATTTATTGACCGCTACAAATATTTTCTTAACCCTCAGACTCAAGCTATTTGCTGGTTCATCTTTGTTGTGCAGGGAGTAGTTCTTGTTGCAAGCCTTATTGAGGGGAGGCCTCTGATTTTTACTGGGTAAATAGGTGACTACATGCAAGCTATAGGATTCATTGTTTATATCGTCGTTGGTCTTTTTCAGTTGGCAGCAATTATGGCTGGGCTTGAATCATGGTGGGGATTGCACTGGATAATTGCAGCCCCCATTGCTTTCATCGTGAGCTATATTCCATTTGTTGGAGCGATTGTTGGTATGGTTGGCGCTGTGGATGTATGGCGGTGGGAGTGGTGGCAGGCTGGCCTTCTCTTCTTTGGTGGGATAATCTTTGCTATTGTCTGCGGTGGAATGTCATCATTTTTCGAATGGCTATCATTCAGAAAAGGAACGTTGGTTTGTTTTCGTAATTGTTCGGCACAATAGTCGAGATGTGTTTGCAGATCCTGCATAGACATCTGTGAGCTGGTGACGTAGTTAATCAGTGCAGTCAGTTCGGCAAGTGGGCCATCGACATTAAATCCATCCTTATCGAGATCCCGGAGTAATTTCATCAAGTGCGATCCCTCCACCAGTGACCTGACGCCTCCCGGCGTGTGAATCCTTTCGGTAAATCCGTCTTCCAGTGGATAGTGATACTGCTGCATCTTATCTTCTCCATGCAATAACTGTATATTTATACAGTATCAAATAATTTGTTTGCTATCCAGCACGTTTTGCAAATTACCTGAAAGGTAATATCTGTTCGTATTCACACCCTTTCTATCCATATGTGGTTTTTCAGGTAATAGAATAACCAGATATGCGGCGCAACGGGTGCTGCGACTATCTGGAGATTTAACATGACGGTCTCAACCGAAGTTGACCACAACGAATACACAGGTAACGGCGTTACGACATCATTTCCGTATACCTTTAGGGTTTTCAAGGAATCTGATCTGGCAGTACAGGTGGTTGACCTTGACGAAAATATCGCTGTGCTGGCTCTTGATACTGATTACACTGTCACTGGGGCTGGTGGATATAATGGCGGTAATGTAATTCTGTCGAAGGCGTTAGCTAACGGTTATCAGATTTCTATATCACGAGAGCTACCGGTTACGCAGGAAACTGATCTGCGAAATCAGGGAAAGTTTTTCGCTGAGGTGCATGAAGACGCGTTAGATAAGCTGACGATGCTGATACAGCAAGTCCGCAGTTGGTTTAGCCTGGCGCTGCGCAAACCATCATTTGTGGCAAACTATTACGATGCTTTGAATAATTACATCCGCAATTTGCGCGATCCTTCCAAGCCTCAAGATGCAGCTACAAAGAATTATGTTGATAATATTGTTAATGTGAATATTAACAGGACATTACGGGTTCCAGATAATTTTATTGAACCACTTCCTCCAGTTCATTTACTGGAAGAAACTGTCATTGGTATCGTCAATGGTAAACCTATAGGTGTACCTGTGCCTTCTGGCAGTGCCGCAGATGTTCTTCTGCAATTATCTAGCGCAGGAGAAGGAAAAGGTGATGCATTAATTGGTGTAAGGCAGCCATTTGCCGGGGCTGTAACTATAACTCAGCATGAAAACAATGCTCTTTTCTTAAATGTAAAACAATTCGGAGCAATTGGGGATGGGAAATATCATCCATTATCTGAGAGGTTTTCTTCAATTTCTGAAGCAAAATCCTTATATCCTTTTGTTGACTCATTATCTCAGTCAATAGACTGGGCCGCGTGGCAAGCTGCCATTAACACAGGAAAGGTTATTTATGGTACTGATAATGCGTATGTAATAACGGATACGTTAACACCTGTTTCTGGTGGTGGGATAATTGGTCTTGGTGTGGGCAAATGGGTCTCTGGATATACTGCAACATTTGCTCCTGATATTACCACAGGGACCACATTCCTGATGTACGGTGTAGGAAATAAAAAATATACTGTAGATTGTGTTTCTAATATGGATGTTAGTGGTGGTGTGGTTTCTAATCCATCTTCCGAAGACCCGTATACAACAACGGCACCTGCGTCATCATATGATTTATTAGATTTTACTAACGGTGATGCTAATGGGGCTACAAGAGCCACGCTTAAACCATTCTCTGCCGCAATATTGATGCCAGAGACAGGATGTGTTCGCCTTGAGAACTTTCGTATTGTTCCATATTTCAATGGGCTGGATGGTTATAAAGACATTGCAAATACCGGTCTTGGCGATGAGTGGGATGTAGGTATTTGGTCACGTGCGTCTTTTGGCAATGAATACCGCAATTTGCAGGTGGTTGGATACTGGCGCAAGACGGCACTTTTAAAAACGAACATTCCTGTATCTGGCACGCTGGCCGCTCAGGGCGAGGATGAAAACTATTATCACTGTAGATTCCAGGGATTCAAGGGTGTTTCGATCCGCGCCCATGATGTATTCCGAATTACAGCGGTAACGTCCAGCACTATCGAAATCCCATGGTCATCAAGCCACACCTTCGAAACGTCCGGGGTTTTAAGATCGGGAGGCAGGAATTTCACTTATTCAGGATTATCCGTATCCGGTGATAAGTTAGTATTTACTGGAGTGTCTAACGCTTCTGAGGCAACAGTAGGTTCTACTATACGGCGAAATGACATAGATAACTTTGGTATGGCGGGAACGCAATTTTTCGATTGCTACATTACCAGCCTGTATCACCACACACATCTGCTTGCCACATCGCAATACCTGTCTCAGCCATTCAGCCGGCCATCAGAGTGTATGGAGGTTTCAGGGGAACCAGTTCGCGGTGTACAGGTACATGCGGGAACCATTCAGGGATGGGATGATGTTCTTATTCATCTGCATGACTGTGGAAATATGAACTTTTACAGTACATATTTCGAAAGCCAGCAAGCATATGTAACTATAAATGGTGGTAATGCTATTGGTTATGGAGCACGTATGATAGCTTCCCGGCAATCAACAAGCTCATTACCATATGCAGCAGGGAATACTCGAGTGCTTAGAATGGTCGGGTGCTCTGAAGGCAATGGCGTTGACTGGGGTCCTGTATTTAACAACTATACAGGAGGAAGATATAATTCTGGAGACGGTGTATTTAACCCCCGCGATGCATTTATAGACCATAAATCTCTTCCTGAGCAGTCAGGAGGTGAGTCAAGACTCGTATCACAAAAAGGAAATGCCAGAGTAGTATGTGGTGTTGGTAAAACTGTACTGCTTGGACCAACGTCAGGAGATTGTAATTTACAGAGCAATACTGGAAGTTTAAATATTAGAAGTGGGATAAGAGTAAGAATCGGTCACGCTGATGGAACAGACTGGTGGTTGGCAGATGCTAATAAAATAGCTCCTGTTGATGATAATGTTAAAGCTATTGGACAGCCATCAAACAGATGCTCTGTTATCTATGCAGGAACCGGGTCAATCAATACGTCAGATGAAACTCTTAAAACAAGATATGATATTCTTAATGCAGAGCGTAATGCCGCTATTGAAATAAAGTCAGTCATCTATAAATTTAAATTTAATGACTCAATTAATCACAAAGGAATTGAGTCGTCCAGGTATCATTTTGGCGTTGGCGCTCAAACCGTAGGGGATATTCTTAGAAAGCATGGTTTAAACCCTGAGCAATATGCTTTTTGGTGTTACGATGAATGGCCTGACGTATGGGATGAAGAGGTGATAACTGAAGAGAGCACAGATCCTGATACAGGTGAGAAAATTTATTCTCAATATAAAACAGGAGATATGATTCTTGTAAAAAAAGCAGGAGGACGCTACGGAATTCGTTATGACGAATTAGCCATGTTTATATTAATGTCAATGTAATAATAAATGCAATAACCCCGAATAAAACAGCGGGGTTATTGTTATTATAATAATGCTCTTAACTTCTTAAATGATATTTATATGCACTTAGATTATTAAATCTATATTATGCCTGTTATTTATGTGTTCTGTTATATGTTTTGCAGGCACTGTTGGCAGCATTAAAGGAAATTGTATTTATGGCGAAATAGCTGGTATCGTGTTTTTATTGTGCGTAAAAATAACAGACTGCATATATTATTGTATAAAGTTTTGGAAATGAAAACACTCAAACTTACCGCTGTGGATATGTTTTGACCATCGCGAATTGGATTGGTAATATTGGGTAACAAAAAACCATAAATGGTTTATCATGCGTAATGCTTTACTGTTCAGGAGGTAGTTATGCATATAAACGGTGGAAAACATGTCAGCTCAACTAACCAGTGAAACTTTAAATCAGTGGCTTAGCATGAGTTCTTTGGCGGCAGTGATAGCAGGAGTTCCTCCTGAGGTTGCTTTGGGGTCTTTGGCTGGGGCGGTGATTTTTGTTACCTCTGCGGTAGAGTATCCCATTCGTCGTCGCGTGCTCTTGTCGATGCTTAGCTTTCTCTGCGGACTTCTATTCTACAAACCAGCAGCATCAATTCTTATCGGCATAGCCAGCCTGATCCCTACAATCACACAGGATTCTTTCGAGAAAGGGATTGTTTTCTCTGCCGGTGCATTTGTGTCAGCAATCGTCGCTGTGCGAATTGGGATCTGGCTCTATCACCGTTCCGATAATCCACGCGAGTTAATTCCGGGGAGAAAAGACGATGGTAACTCATGAGCTTTTTTTGCTTATCACCAATGCGGTTATTTGCGCCGGTATAGCAGTTCGAGTTGCCACATTTCGGAGAAACGGTTCTCAACACAGGCGATGGGGTGGGTGGCTTGCTTATTTCCTGATTGTTGCTGCGGCCAGCATTCCAGTTCGTGTCGCTTATGCAATCTGGTTACGCACGCCAATGGTTGTGGATTTATCTGAGGTCATTATCAACGCTGTCATGCTTGCTGCAGTCATTAAAACGCGCGGTAACGTAGTTCAGATTTTCAAAATAACGAGGTCTAAACATGGAGATTAAACAATTCCAGCGAGCTGCTGGTATCAGCGAGGAACTGGCCGCTCGCTGGTTCTCGCATATAACTTCTGCGATGAAAGAGTTTGGTATCAGCAAACCAGAAGATCAGGCAATGTTTATTGCTCAGGTCGGGCATGAGTCTGGAGGCTTCACCCGGTTGCAGGAAAATTTCAACTACAGCGTAACCGGATTGGCTAACTTCGTTCGGGCTGGGCGTCTCACTCAGGGGCAGGCTAATGCACTTGGTCGCCGTGCTGGTGAACCACCATTGCCACTCGAGCGCCAGCGCGCGATCGCAAATCTGGTGTACAGCAAACGCATGGGGAACAATGCCCCTGGTGATGGCTGGAATTACCGTGGGCGCGGGCTTATCCAGATTACCGGTTTGAATAACTATCGTGACTGTGGAAACGGTCTGAAAGTTGACCTGCTGGAGAATCCTGAACTGTTGGCGCAGGACGAATACGCGGCTCGTAGCGCGGCGTGGTTCTTCTCCAGCAAAGGTTGCATGAAGTATACCGGAGATATTGCACGTGTAACTCTGCTTATCAATGGTGGCCGGAACGGCATTGATGACCGGCGCGCGCGATACATCACTGCCAGTAAGGTGCTGGCGGTATGATCTGGGCATTCGCAAAAGCATACTGGAAACAGTTGGTTATCATGGCGATGCTTGCTGTTCTGGTCATATCAGGAGTTGTAGCCTGGAATGCACACGGCAGTCGTCAGTACGATGCCGGGTATGCGCAGGCGAAGGAAGACCGCAAAGCTGAAGATGAGATAGTTCGTCAGCACTACGAACAGGAGAAATCGATCAATGAACGTGAAGCGCAGCAGAGGATCGACCAGGCGCGCAATGATGCTCTTGATGCTGCCGCTCGCGCTGGCCGGTTGCAGCAACAACTCTTTGCCATCCGTGAGCAGCTCAGGCAGTATAACGCCATTGTCGGCGCTGGGACGTCAGCCGCAGACACCGGAGTTTTGCTTGCCGACGTGCTCAGCAAATCTCTCGAGAGAAACAGACAACTGGCAGAGTATGCTGACCGGGCAGCCGAAGCCGGAAGAGTCTGCGAAAAACAATACGACACCCTGACCAGATAGCATGGCATTTTTCATGGTACTGATTTCCGGTGACGGTATATAAAACGGTACTAGAAAAATATTGAGTGGGAATGATTAACAGCTAACTCATAGCAAGTCATTCCTATTCAGATACTAACTCAACCCTCTGTTTTTACAGAGGGTTTTTGTTTTTATGTATTCATTTCTATTCACTCTACACCATATTTTTCGGCGGTACAGGTGACGGTATTACCTTAAAGGTATACTCTCATACCGTCATGAAAATGGTTTCTATACGGGTGAATTGTGCTTACCGATACAAAATTAAAAAACCTCAAGCCGCAGGACAAACTGTACAAGGTCTCCGATCGTGACGGGCTGTATGTAGCTGTGCTTACGTCAGGCACGGTCTCGTTTCGCTATGACTACCGTATCAACGGTCGCCGCGAAACACTGGTAATCGGGCAGTATGGGCGTGACGGTATCAGCCTGGCAGAAGCGCGAGAAGAACTGATTGCTGCAAAGAAGCTGCTTAAAGCAGGCCAGTCGCCGGCTGCGGCTAAACGTGACGGTATCAAAAAGATTCGTGGTGCCGAGACGTTTGCGGTACATACCGACAGTTATATGAAACACGTCATCCTGGCTGACAGTACCCGCGCAATGAAGCAGGCGGTGATCGACCGTGACATACTTCCGGTTCTTGGCAACAAAATGATGGCTGAAATTACCACATCGATGGTTCGTGATTTGTGTGACCGGATTGTCGAACGCGGTGGTCGGGCAACAGCAGTACAGGCCAGGGAGATCATCAGCAGCGTATACCGTCATGCCAATGACCGTGGTCATGGTTTGTTTAATCCTGCGGCTGACATTAAACCTTCGTCTATCGCCATATTTAAACCAAGAGAGCGAACACTGACACCAGAAGAAATTGGCCTGTTCTTCCGCACGCTTGATGCCATTGGTGCTATGGGCACTATGAAAATGGCTTTAAAGCTGGTGCTTATCACTATGGTTCGTAAAGGCGAATTCACCAACGCAACGTGGGATGAAATAGATTTTAAAAAATGGACATGGACAATTCCTTCAGACCGCATGAAGGGAAGCCGGGCGCACGTTATTTACCTGCCTAAACAGGCTCAGGATATATTGGTCGGGTTGCAGATGTGCGCTGGTGGAAGTGAATATCTGGTTCCTGGTCGTTACAATTTCCGGAAGCCATTATCTAATGCCGCGCTGAACTCTCTGATCGACAGAACGGTGAAAATAATAAATGAAGATGGTGAGCATATTCAGGGCTTCACCGTACACGATATGCGCCGTACAGCCAGTACGTTGTTGCATGAGGCTGGTTATCCTTCAGACTGGATTGAAAAGGCTCTGGCACATGAGCAGAAAGGTGTGCGCGCCGTATATAACAAAGCGGAATACGCCAGACAGCGCGCCTACATGTTGCAGCAGTGGGCAGATATGATTGATTCCTGGATTGACGGGGAGCATACGGATCTGATTCCGTTCTCCCCGTCGAAGTTTGAGAAGTGGATGGCGGGAGAATAACGTTTAATAGTTCTGCTGATTTTCTTCCATCTCGGCTTCTGCTGCCAGTGATTCAATTTTGTCTGCGAATATTGCTGACAGCGTTGCAAATTCAGCATCAGTGACAGCGGGAATTGGAACAAACCTGATCCCGCTGTGTGCAAGCATGTTTGCAGTTTCAAGGCATTTCCTTAAATCTGCTGGTGATGCCCTGTTCATGCTGCACGCTCCCGCCCCTGGTTGTCTGTTGGTGACAGCGGAGCATTGCTGAATGCATTTGTTAATCCGGCAATATCCAACGCGTATCCAGGGTGTAGTTGCACTGCCGGGTCTTCGCACTGATTACCCCAAACATCGAAGCCATGAGACGTCTGTCTGGCGAACAGTTCAATGCGAGAAACATCGCCTAACAATTGCACAAGTTTTTCACGAACGATATCTGGTTTTCTTGAATGCTCAAGCCGCGGTGCGGTAAATGACTGAACGATCCCTGCATTAATGCGCGTAGGTAGTTTTCCCTTTACCGCAAACAGGCAATCTTCACTATTGGCGCGAGTCATGTGCCCCATACCCATAACCAGTTTATCTGGTTGTCGACTACCACATTTTATCCACGTGAAGCCCTTCATGGTCATCAGACGGAATCCCCAGGCTTCAACAACTTTTAGCGCTTCGAGTGGTTGTGTTGGCACCCACCACATGGCCAACAGACAGTTTTCATCGGCCAAATCCCACACAGGAAGGCGGCAGATATCCATCACACTCATAACCGGATATTTAAAACCGGCACCGCGATTACCATCTGCGGCTTTGTCCCGGTATACCCAGGGTGGATCTGCATAGATTAGTGTGTATTTCTTAGTCATAAACTACCCCGCAACATCCTATACCGCTATAGTCGCCACGGCGAAGGCCGTTACCTTTTGTGATACATTGGTCCCTGCGAACCGCGATCCTTGCACGCTCAACATCACCAGAAGCAACATCCATACACTGAAGCCAAAGGTGGGCGGCAATGCGGAACTGCCCTTTTTTCTCTCTTTCAATCGCGCGTTTTTCGATCTCTATCGCCGCAGGAGTAACGGCGACAATCTTTGACGGACTGCGCATTGAAACCTTGTTCATGTGATATTTTTCAAGTCGGCTTAACTTTCTCACTTAATCCAACCCTCTCTGAAAATTAATGCCAGCAGATAAAGCCATGCTGAAACAGAGGCCAGGAATAAGTACCATCCTGACCATTTGCTCCAGTGCCTTAGCAGCACACTCATGCAGCGTTGCTCACAGGACGATATACACGTTGCTGAACAGGAGGCTTTTTACCCTGGAACTCTGCCGGGCTTGCTGCCTGACGTTCATCAAGCCAACGCTCAACTTCATCACGGTTCCATGCGCAGCGTTTGTCAGTGATATACCAGCGCTTAGGAAATTCCCCTGCGCGCTCCATGCGGTCGATAGTGCTCCATGACAGTGGCACCACCGCCAGGAGTTCCTTCTTACCTAATGCACCTTTCATAAATACCTCTCTTGGTTGCAGTGCGGCGCGCGTGGCGCCGCGGTGGTGGTTACTCGAATTCTGGACGCATATCGTTAAGCGTCATCATGAATTTTTGGTGATATTCATCACCGAGCTTTTCAGCCATGGTGTTAATTTCATTTTCAGCGCGCTTGAACATCGTTTTTGCATCTTCAGCAGATGGATCCAGGCTATTAAGTATCGCGATGATATATTCTCGAGCTTCTTCTCGTTCTGAATCTGAAATTGGCGATAGGTGTTGACGCTCATCGTCAACTACGGAATATTCACCAGTGATAACAGCTGCGTTATCTTGGCTAAGTCCAGCTTCAGCGCGCTCATCCATAACAACAGCCTTCTGCATCTCAATAGAAACAGGAAGATATTTGAACAGTCGGCGAATTACTGTTTTTTTAGCCATCTCATCGAAGTGATCAACCCATGGGCCACTGCTACCGGCTTTGCTCAGTGCACGAACTTTCTCAACGTCTGCCCGGCTCATAACTTCAAATTGGACTCCGCCATCTTTCAGTCGTGCAACGGCGTAAACGTGCGTTAATTCTCCGCGGTCACCTGTTTCGCAAGGTAAATGCTCGAGCGTTTCTTCCAGGCCGTATGAGTAGCTGAATTTGTCGTTTGTATGTACGGTACGAGCCGAGATACTCAGGATCTGCCCAGAGCGGCGGGCAAGGTCAATCATTCCGCGATAGCCGATAATCAGCTGTGCTTCTGTAGATACGGTTTCCCATCTTCCATTTACTTTCTGGCGTTTGTCGAACGGTATCAGGTAAGCGTGTCCAAGAGCTCCACCTGGTTCAAGACCCAATTGGGCACATTGCATAATTGCCCCCAGGAAGCTGGCTTGGTCGCATGATGCAAGTTTTGGAACCTTTCGGATCTCTGTGGTTGCTATGCGCGCCAGACGGTCTGCTGTCATGTGCTTTGGAAGTGCCAAAGCCATCTGGGCTTTTATTTTTGGGTCTGCCAGAAGTCCGGCCAGAGTTGTTGGTTTCTCATTATGATGTGCAACTTGGTTACCGGTAGCCGCTGCCTTAAGTGCATTGATAGACATTTTTTCTCCTTACTTCATTCTGAAGACGCGTTGTGTCGTTGTTGTTTTGAATTTTTCGAATAACTCAGGGTGTACTGACTGGAATAGCTTCTGGTCGAATCTGTTGCTGATCTGAGATTTCCATGTGCAGAGCGGCTTTCCGTCCAGGGTCAGGACTGAGTGCTCTTGCATGTACATCTTCAGCTTCTCTTCTGATATAGCTATTTCTTCTTCCAGTGATTTTCTGCGTGACTTCATGTCTCGTAGATCGTTGAATAGTGCGAGTGCCTTTCCGTCAACCTCGATACTTGTCCCGGCATCTTTCTCAAACATCAGCGATACATCGCTTACGCTGGTAGCTTCCGGCGGGTTAAGATTTTTCACTCGGTCCCAGAAAGCGATTTCTTTTTCTAAGATCGCCTGGATAGTTTCTTCATCACGCTCAACCCGATAGATTCGGAAGTCGTCGCCACCGATAAGCACACCGAAAACGCATACCTGTTTGTTTGTAACCATCAACCCGTGCATGGCCTGGGCCGTGTAATGCACAGGAATTGCATCTGTCTGGATTTCTCCCCATTCTTTGGCTTTGAACGGACTAACTGTTTTGATCTCAATGTTCTCGCCTGACGCTGCTTCTGCATCGATCTCAGCTGCAATAAAATCGTAATCACGGTGGATATAGCGGTTTCCGCGATGAACGATTTCCATCCCTGTTTCCTCAGAAAGCAGGTCTATTACGTATGGCTCCATACGCTGGCCACGCGTGAAAACTTTCTGCTTGCTTGGGTCTACTGGTTTGACACGTGGCTGGACCTTATCCAGATAAACCTCAAGCGGGGTGCGCCATGGGCTAATTCCAAGAATCCCTGCAACATCGCTTCCTCCGATGTATTTTGTTCTATCCATGATTCCAGCGTTCCGCATCATGCCGCGTCCCTCTGCCCATCAAGCTGATCCGCCAGATCCCAGCGGGCGATAATCGCCATTGCCTCGCGCCGGTAGGCATCCATCAGTTCTTCGAACTCAGGGCTGTCTTTAGCAGCTTCCAGCACTTCCTGACGAACGCCTTTGCCTGTTACAACGTCGAAAGTTGAGGACAGTTGATGAAGTCGGATGCTCTCAATCAGTTCAACTTGTCGGTCATATAGCTGTTCTGACAGGCGGTAGTCCTTGTCGAATGCCAGCATGATTTTTTGAAGATTTTTCTGCTGATTAACGTTCATTATCAGCCCTCCCATATCTCGTTATCGTTGGCCACATCGCGAGCTTCTTTGCTGACGAAAGCCCACTTGATGCCTTCCTGTAAGGTGCGGAACTTCCAGCTCATGAATCCGCATGCAGTAACGCAGTACCAACCGTTGATGATTTTCCACTGCATAACTTGTTACCTCGGTCTGTTACCGTTGAGGTAATAATTATGCGTATTTGGTTTGATGTCAATAGATATGAGTTAAAAAAATTACCCATTAGGTAATCGCACAGGCAATAAAAAAGCCGCCAGAAGGCGGCTTACTTACTGAAAAATATGATTTTATTGTTTGTTTTTTTCGTTCTGGCTGATGACAAATTCAATGTAACTTTCGATCTTTGCCTTCTCTGTTTCGGGTAACAATGCGTAGCGCGAGCGGTCATAGTTGATAGTCGCAGGGTCGTGCGGGTGAATCAGTAATTCATAGCCGTGACGCCCAAATGCGGATGCAACATTCTCCAGGGTGGAAATGGAAACGCTGACCTCATTGTTTAACAGGCGGCTGATTGTTACCTGGGCGACGCCGGATGCGCGGTGAAGTTTTCCCTGCGTTGAAAGGTCGCGGCTTTCGCTCATCCAGCGTTCCAGGTTGTGAGCCGCCAGTTGACCAATGTCGCTTGGTCCGACAGGCTGAAAACCTTCCTGAGAAAGCGAGCGATCGATATCAAGCCAGTTACGGGGTTTATTGGCGGCAGCTTCAATTTTTCGCGCAACCTGGTCGCCGATAACCTTCTTGCCAAGAGCCCAGCGGTTTACCAGATTTGCCTGAGTTCCAAGTTTTTCAGCCATCCGCGTCTGAACACCATTGAATTCACGGTCGATCAAGTCGTTGAGATTTTGCCTGCGGACGTCCTGGATACTTTTCATTTTCTGGAAAATCGCCTCATATCTGAATCAGAAGATGATTCAATTTAAAGCAATATTACCCAACAGGTAAATGCACCTCATGGGTAACTATCCTTGATTTTTGTTACCTTATAGGTGAATATTTATTATCTGAAATAAATATCAGGCAATAGCTATGAGCGATAACGGACATTTCGATTTCAAAAAGCACTGGCTTGCACTTACTCCGGATGAGCGTGAAGCCTTCGCACAGGAAGCCGGAACGACGAGTCACTATATCCAGACTCACTTAACAGGTAAGCGCAAAATGCCAGGTAAGGTATTGATGAATGGGCTTTTTAAAGCCTGTAAATCAAGACAATGGCTGCGCTCAAAAGCAGAACTGGTATACTTCTTCTACTCATGATATCCAGCTACAACCCTCTGTAGACCGCCACCCGGCGGTCTTTTCATATCTATTCGTACCTCAAAGGTAATAAATAACCAAATGTGGTTGATCTTTTTTTTGTGTCAGCACAAAATGACCGTAATCCCAATACTAATAACAGGGCTTACCATGGAAATCATTACACGTATTGATGCCGCAAAGCGCGGACTTAAACGCTACTACACCGGAAAACCATGTAAGCACGGACATGACAGTGAACGCTGGGTTTACAACGGACACTGTGTTGAGTGCACCATGGAATCAAACCGTCGTATCAGGGCAGAGATTAAGCAGATCATGATTAATTCCTCCCCACAACATTCAAGCTGATAGCGGAGATTAATCATGAGCAGACATGCAACAGATTGGGCCTGGGAGACAGATCCAGGTAGCTCGTCATTAAAGCTCATACTGCTCTCGATGGCTGACAGAGCCGATGAATATAACCTCTGCTACCCCAGCATAGAACGCCTCGTTAAAGACACTTGCCTGAATAAAAAAACCGTGCAGGCCGGGCTTATATCGCTCATGAAAATGGGGCTTATTTCAGATACCGGAGAGAGAAAGGGAGCGACGAAAAGAGTGCGGGTTTTCTCTCTTAATATAACCAAAAACGGGAACATTAAAGGCAACCGGGAAGGGGGTAATGAACCCGAAAACGGTAATGTTCCCGAAAACGGGAATATACCCAAAAACGGGATGTTGAATGATCCCAAAAACGGGATGTTGAATGATCCCAAAAACGGGATCCAGAACCAGTCATATAACCAGTCATTTAACCAAGAGAGGGAGAGCAGGACAAAAAACGGGGATTCTGTGCATCATGACCCCGGCGCAAACAACGCCGTGATGAATAACTTTGTTCCTCTTGGTGGGCTAGGGCAATTAGGCAAATTTGTCATGCATGAACAATGGCGGCCATCAGATGACTTTCTTCGGAAAAGCTCATTGCAGGGGATCTACCTGGACAGTCTGCCAACGGCACAGGAACTTGCAGAGTTCAGAATTTACTGGATGGCTGAGGGTAAGGCATACCATCAGGCACAGTGGGAGCAGAAGCTGGCAAGGCGGCTGCAGATTAGCAGACAGAAGCAATCAACATTACCTGATAACAACGTTCCGCACTGGAACAGCCCTGAAGCATGGGAGGATTTCTTGTGAACAACGTTTTTACCGCGATACAAAACCGTGACGGAGAAGCCCTTTCTCGCATGTCAGGTTATGAGCATCAGTACACCAACAATGACAACGTGGTGAACATGTCAGCAGAGAGGCTTGTTGATACCCTTTTCAAACAGCTGAAACAACTGTTTCCGGCGGCAGTGGTAACCAACCTGAAGACGCCAGAGCAGGAAGTTGCTGCAAAACAGCAGTGGATTGCTGCGTTTGCCGAAGGGGGGATCCGAACCCGTGAACAGGTTTCTGCTGGTATGCGCCACGCCCGCGCCAGTGAATCTCCGTTCTGGCCGTCGCCAGGGCAATTTATCAAGTGGTGTAAAGACAGCAAGATGGTTCTTGGCGTCACCATTGACGATGTGATGGCGGAGTTTCACCGGTACAGCAAGGAAAAAAGTT